CTAAATCAACAGTTTCTTCCACAAGAGCATAAGAAGAATCAAGTCCTTGTATTCTTAAAGTTCTTGCAGCTGTTCCTACTACATCATCATTAGCATTATCACTGACTACATCAAGAGTAGCTTGAGCTGTTTGCCAAGGATAATTGTTTCCTGTTTCCCAAATAGTTTCAAAAGCACCTGATCCAATGGTTGGGTTATATCCAAATTTATTAACTATAGAGTAACCAGGAACTTTACCTTGTTGAACTGCTAAATAAAATGGAATGTTACCAACTGTACTTCCACCTGTTATTGGATTGACATTATTACAAGACATTATCTAGCAGTAGCTGGGTTATCTCCCACTAAAGGTTCTTCGGCAAATGCCATGTAAATATAATTGTTACCACTTGTATTTTGGTCACTATAAGTATCTCTTAATTTAAAACCATTACTTAAAATATCTATTTCGTTTAAACTAGAACTATAATCAACTTCAGGAGCAGGATTACTAGCTCCTAATGCTGTATTAGCAACATTAAATAAATCTCTTTTAGTATCTTTTATCATCCAAGTACCAGTTGAACTTGTATTTTTAATCATTACAAAAGCAGGTTTAAATCCTAAATAAATAAAGCTACCATCAGCATTACCATTACCAACATAAGAACCAAACTTGCTGAAGCCTTTAACTTCTGCGAAGCAGTAGGCGATATGTGATGCTGAATTTACATTTGTTGCAACACCTGAACCAATACCAAATACTGTATTATTTATTGTGCTATTCCATGCAGTTGAAGGTGAATTACTAAATGCATCAGTTGTATTTAAATAACCATAATAAGTATTACCCACACTAGAATGAAATACTGACCAATATTGACTTACACTATATGGTTTTACTATAATCATGTTCGGTGCAACACCTAATCCATGACCAACTGTAGCATTAGCACCTGTACCTGTATAAGACACAATACTAAATCCACTTGTTGTATTAGCACTAACAGTTGAGGTTATGCTTCCATCTGTGTTTGATGAGCCAGCTCCGTTAGCTTTCCAATTCCATCCTACAAAATTACTTCCATTATTATTTATATTTCCTGATGAACCTATTGAATATCCATCTGTTTCAAATGCTGTCAAACTATTAGCATTTGTGCTTTCAGCATTTGTTTGATTAGCTCTAATATCTTTTGTAACTCCTCTAACAGCATCATAAATCATATGATCCTCTGTGCCGCTTCTATTTTTAATCCATACCCAATCAGGTTGAAAACCTATTTCTGTAAAAGACTGTGTTCCACCATTTCCTGTGTAAAGATTAGTATTAAAATATTCCGAAGGTTTTTTAATTGTAGTGTAAGCCATGACTAAACTATCTCCTTGTAGTTAATTTCTTTGCATGAGTGTAACGAATGTAAAGCCATTATAAATTTAATCCTTTGGTTGATAAAGCAGTATAACCTGTTGGAACATCATATTCAAATATTCCTATACCACTTGCGTTAGTTCCTGCACTAGCTACTGCTGTAGTTCCGAAGTAGCCATTGCCGAAGTTAAAATGAAATTCTGTTTGAGCACTTATTGCATAACTTTGACAATAAGGAACAAAACCATTATCCCAATCACTATTAAATTCAGTTGTATCCCAAGTTGGATTTGCACCAGTTGCAGGATTACCAGAATTATCCCAAACACCATTTTCTCCTAACCACATTTTTTTATTATCCATATCTATAGCAAACATTAAAATATCATTAAGACTTCTTTGTGTTCCACTTACATCAGCTGATACATAATTTCTTATATTTCCAGTACCAGAAGTGCTTAATTGTACGCAATTAGCCTTTTCATAAACATCAAAATTTGTTGTATCTCCTTTGTTACATCTCCAATATTGGTCTATTGGTAAAACTCCAAGAACAGAATAACTATCTCCAGTTACCCATTTTACTTCCCAATAATATTTACCAGTTGAAGCACCTAAAGTTGCACCTACAGCAGATTTCCAATCTTGAACTGTACTACCTTGAAATCTTGTATTTCCATTTGTAATACTCCAACTTTGTAAATGTGATAAAGGATTTAAAGTACAAAAAACATTTGAAGGATTATCTTCAGTATTCGTTAATGTACCACCTGCAACTGTAAAGTTATTACCATTACCAGATTGGTCAGTAACACTATTACCATTTTTTAAAATAAAATATCCAAAGTTTCCATAAGTTACACTTGGAGAAGTTTTAATTTTCCAAACACCATTAGCATCATATTCTCCAAAACTTGAAGGTGTTAATTGTTGTCCATCTACAAAATGAAAATGGGACATTAAACCATCAAAATAAGCAGCAGAATTTACATAAGAACCAATATATAAAGGTTGAGCAAAAGAACTTTTGTTCATTGGAAAAATTGTATTTTGAGGAATATCACCACCAACATTACTAACAGTGTATTGTACGTTATTTATATAAAATTTTAATCTATCTGAAGCTGTTGATTGTGTAGTGTCATAAGCAATTACACAATGATACCATCCATTAGGATCTCTAATTTTTGGAGCAGATGATAAAGAAAAATCTATATTTGGTTGACCACTAGCACCTCTATAAGCACCTTCAAAACTATCTGAACCACCAGAAATATACCAAAAAAATCTTTCCTGACCACTTTCTTGTGAAATAAGGTAACTGCCAGCATCAACTTCACTTACTTTCATCCACCAAGAAAACGTACCTTTGTATTCGTTTGTTGATGATGTAGCTGGATTATATTTGTATAAAGTTGTACTTGCCATTAGTTAAACTGTGCTCCTCCTGTTGCACCAAATGATGATGTCAAACTAAAACTTCTGTCTGCTGTTTGACCTTCAGCATCTGTTGCTCTGATTGTAAAATTATAAGTTGTTGCTTGTGTACTAGCACCACCAAAATCTGTTGTACTTAAAACTCCACCAGAAGATAAAGTAACATTAGCTGTTGCTAAATTACTTCCTACTTCAGAATAAGTTATAGCACTATCTGATGTTGCAACTACTGTTGCTAAAGTACCAGAAAAATCTCCTGCAAAAGTACCAAGTGTTCCAGCAGCTGTTGTCCAGGTAGGTGCATCTGATACTGTTAAAATATTACCAGATAATACTGCAAGACCATTAGGATTTTCTATTCTTAATCTGTATTCAGCATCTACTGATAAAGTAAATTGAACAGTTAAAGAAGTAGAGTTGCTATATGAAACTGTGTCAGCATTATACCAAATACCAGTTGAAGGATTTAATGCTTCTACTCTTGGTATGCTTTCAAAGTTAGCACCTGTAATAGTAATGCTTGTTTGAGCATTAGTTATTGTACTAGGTGATATAGAACTAATTGTTGGTTTTGTTTCAGCAACACCAGTTAGATTACTTCCATCAATAGCAGGTAACGTAGCAGGAAATACTGCATCAGGTAATTTAGCAGAACCATCTAATTTAGTTAATTCATTAGCTTGGTTTGCGTCATTAAATACGTCAGATATATCTCGTGCTTTAGTCACTTATTCTCCTATTATTCTACTGGTGGTGTATAACCAGTTAATGCAGTTGCTTCAGCTTGTGTTAATCCCAAGTCTAATAGCTTTTGATTGCCATTAGCTTTGTTAGTTGCATCAGCTTGTTTAGCTGTTTCTTCTGCTTGTTTTTCTGCTAAAGCATTTTGTGCATTTATTTCAGCTTGAGCAATTTCTTCAGCAGTTAAATCAACTATTGTTCCATTAGGATTATCTGGTGTTAAAATTAATTTTTTCATATTTTACTCCTTATTTTTTAATTCCATACATAGTGATTTTCCAAGTGCAGTTATTTCCATCTGGTTGAAAAAATCTAAATCCAGTAAAGGCATTTGTATTTTGTCTCCAATTTACACCACCTTGTCTTACATACATATAATTTCCATCAAATGATGCACTCTCAAAGTAATGCATTTTATATATACTTGCATTTAATGGTTCACTTAAAAGAACTTCAAAGTTTAAATTTGTATTAATATTACCCCAACCTAATCTACCACCATTTGTATCATTAACTTGTGAATCTACTGATAAATTCTCTGTAGCACCACCATTCCATTGTCTAAAATTGTAAGTAGCTGTTTCATATCTATTTGCAAGTTGATTACCACTGCTTGTTCTAGGATTAAATTCAACTCTATTACCATCAGAAGTTACTAAAGCACTACCTATAAATTTATATTGATGATAATCACTTGTAAAATAACTATCAAAAATTACTTCTGATACACCAGATGTATCTGCTGAAGCTAACTTTACATAATCATTAGAAAGTGTACCCCAACTAGGATTTGCACCAGTACCATTAGTTTGTAAAACTTGACCACTTGTTCCTGCACCAAGTCTAGCAAGACCAGACGCATCTCTATAAACAATATCGCCTTGTGTAGTTAAAGTTGTTGTAAGGTCTGTTCCATCAGTACCATTAGTACCATCAGTACCTTTAGCAGACATTTGCTCCCAGTAAGTAGCATTAGTTGGCAAGTTTCCTGTACTAGCTTGAATACAAATGTATGACGAACCTTGATAAGATACAACGTCATCTACTGTATAAGCTGTTCCTGCGTTATAAGCTCCTTGCCATTTGAACTTAATCGCACCTAAGTTAATTGTAGCCATATTTTCTCCTTAAATTGTAGCTATTAGTTCGCCATTTGAGATTGAGAAGGTAAACCCACTCGCACTAAATAAAACATCATCAAATGTGGCGTATGTTGCACTTGAAATGTTGTCAGCTCCTTGATTAGTTGTAGTAACTATAAGATTACCATTACTATCTTTATTGAAGCCATATACTTCTGCACTACTAGCATTTCCAGGTTGGAAAGTACCAGCAGAAGCATTATAAGTCAATACCTGACCATCAGTTACTCCACCTGTTGAAACATCAGTAGCATCATTAATACTAAAGTTAGCTAATTGGAATGTTCCATAAGCTACTATATCTAATACGTCAGATGTAGAAGCTCCAGTAGTTAATACTATAGAAGTACCTGAAGTCGCTGTAAAATCTGTACCATTAATTAATTTAACACCATTTAAATATACATCTAAATATCCAGCATCATAAGCAAGTGTATTTGCATTATCATCAGCACCAGTAAAAGTTGTTTGACCTGATGTAGCTGTATAAATAAATCTAGCAGCTGTTCCATTTACTGAAGAACCTGCATTTTGAAATCCAGAAGATCCATAAACTTTCATGGTATCTGAAGAAGTATCAAACCATAAATCTCCATTTGTTGGAGAACTTGGAGCAGTTGCTCCTATAAAATAAGTATCAGCAAAATTATTAACATCACTTATATTAGATGCTACTATATTAACATTAGCAATAGATCCACCAACATTATTTACATTTGCAATATTTGTTGCAACAGTACCAATATTATCTGATCCTGTTAAATCTGTAGCTACAGTACCAATATCAGTTGCATCTGCAACAACAGCTGTAACATCTGCACTAATTCCTGCAACAGTAGTTACATTTGCTGAAATACCAGCTACTGTAGAAATATCTGCTGCGTTTCCTGCAACAGCTGTTATATTAGAATCATTAGCAGCAACAGTTGTAATATCTGAGCTTATAGAAGCTACAGTTGTTACTTCAGTTGCTTTAGGTACTAATCTATGAAAAGTATAAGTATGTAAAGTTGTAGTTGTTTCTACTAATAAACCATAACCAGCAG